AAACAGCCATTGCATGCTCGATGTTCTCGATGTAGAAAATACATGTACACTGCCTGCTTGAACTACGAGGGTGCTTCGGCACCCTTTTTTTCGTACTCTTTACTAACAACCAAAATTGTGTAGACTGCAGGAATTCTCCCCTCGGTGTGGGAGTTAACCCTCCCCGGTTCTACAGTCGCCCCGGCGCGCGATGATGGACCTCCTGCAAAGGAGACATCCGAATGCCCAACACGTTTGCGCCTTTCGGTTTCCGGCAATACAGCGGCACTGGATCGGCCCCGACCTATGAACAGGTTGCCGTCCGCGTCGCTTACAATGCCGCCGCCATCTACTATGGCGACCCCGTCCTCCCCGATGCCAACGGCTTCGTCGTCGTCGGCGCTCCCGGCACCACCCAGATCGCTGGCATCTTCCAAGGCTGCAAGTACCTGTCGGTGTCGCAGAAGCGTACCGTCTGGTCGAACTACTGGCCCGGCTCCGATGTTGCTTCGAACCAAGTGGTCGAAGGCTACATCGTCAACGATCCGAACGCCAAGTTCGTCGTCCAGACCGGTGCGACCGGCGCGACCAATGCCGACATCAACGCGAACGTGAACTTCGTGATTGGCACCGGCAACGCAGCCACCGGCATCTCCGGAGCTTCGGTCGATGTAACGACTGCTGGTGTGACGGCAACCCTGCCGTTCCGCATCCTCAGCCTTGACATCGATCCCCCCGGCACACCGGGCACTGACGCAGGGGCTTACAACTACGTCATCGTGTCCTTCAACAACGTCAGCACCAAGCAGCTGACCGGCATCTGAGGAGCATGAACAATGGCTGTTAACCTTTCTGCCATCAAAGACCTTCTGCTCCCCGGCCTCCGTGGTGTTGAAGGCAAGTACGAGATGATCCCGTCTCAGTACGACAAAATCTTCACGAAGCACAATTCGAAGATGGCTCTTGAGCGTACCGCCGAGATGCGCTTCCTCGGCTATGCTCAGCTGAAGACCGAAGGCGGCCAGACCGCGTTCGACAACAACGCCGGTGAGCGCTTCATCTACAACCAAGAGCACACCGAAATCGGCCTCGGCTACGCGATCACCCGCAAAGCCGTCGACGACAACCTCTACAAAACACAGTTCGCCCCGTCGAACCTCGGTCTGATCGAGAGCTTCCAGCAGACCAAGGAAATCTACGGTGCAAACATCCTGAACACCGCGACGACCTACAACGGCGCAATCGGTGGTGACGGCGTGGCACTGATCGCCACCAACCACCCCATCGATGGTGGCACCGTTGCCAACCGCCCGACCACGGACGTGGAACTGAACGAGAGCACGCTGCTGAACGGCATGATCTCGATCCGGACCAACTTCCGCGATCAGGCCGGTCTGAAGGTGTTCGCACGTGGCCGCAAGCTGGTCGTCCCGCCCCAACTGGAGCCGGTCGCGATCCGCCTGACGAAGACCGAACTGCGCCCCGGCACTGCCGACAACGACGTCAACGCGATCATGTCGACCGCTGGCGGCCTGCCGGAAGGCTACATGGTCAACGACTTCCTGACCTCGGCTGGTGCTTGGTTCCTGCTGACGAACATCGACGGCCTCTCCTACATGGAGCGCGTCAAGTTCGAAACAGACATGCAAGTGGACTTCGTCACGGACAACCTGCTGGTCAAGGGCTACGAGCGCTACTCGTTCGGATATTATAACTGGCGGTCCATTTTCGGCAGTTTCCCGACCTAATATCGCTCAATAAAAAAGACGCTTCCCTTCCAACTTTCAATGCTATAAGTAACACTTAGGCACAGAAAGCGAAGGGGAGCGTCATGTCTGTCTCTGTTGAAAAGCTGCGTGAATATCTGAACTACGATCCGGACACCGGTGTGTTCACTTGGATCAAGAAGTCTTCCAAAAATGTCATGGCTGGTTCGATAGCTGGGACAGTGAAGACAATCCGGGCAAATAAAGACGGCCTGAGCATCCGATACCGCTACATCAAACTTGAAAACGAATATCCCGCCGCGCGCGTTGCTTGGGCCATGCACTACGGAGAATGGCCAAATTGTCGCGTACGATTTATAGATGGCGACACCCTGAACTTGAAAATTGACAACCTTGTTCTGTCAAACTCAATTCAGGGGGATCACGACCACTCCACGTCTGAGGGTCGGTCCCGCTACATGAAAGAATACCAAGGTGCTTTCCCTGACAGGGGCAGAAATAGCCAGCTGGAGAGAAACTTCGGCATTGGTCTTACGGATTACATCCAGATGGCCGTTGATCAAGGCAACAAGTGCGCCATCTGTGGAGAACCCGAAAAGCAGATGCGTGGTGGCAAGGTGAAGGCTCTGGCTGTCGATCACAACCACACCACCGGCGCTGTCCGGGGCCTCCTGTGCTGCGACTGTAATCAGGCCTTGGGCAAATTCCGAGACAGCCAGACGCTCCTGCACGCCGCGATTGCCTACTTGGACAGACATGTGGTAAAGTAGCCTTGATGGATTGGACCGCATAGCGGACCCGCACAGACCGATCCACATCATTGTGCAAAGGAGCCTCTCATGGGCAAGACTACTTTCACGGGTCCGATCCGGGCCGGTAACATCCTCGACACCTCCGGAACCACGCTTGGAAAAGACGTCAAGAACGTCGGCTCCGTTGTCATGGTTCAGGTCTTTGCGATCACGCAGGCCGCAACGGCAACAGCACTGGCCACCAACATCGTACTCCCGGCCAACAGCCACATTCTGAACATGCAGATGGTTGTTACCGCCGCGTGGACCGGCGGCGCTACGACGTTCAGCGTTGGCACGTCTGCCACCTCCACCGAACTCGTCTCTGCTGCAGCTGGCGGAACAATCGGCGTGATCGGCCTGCTCCCCGGCTCTGACGCAACGCGCACCGCCAATTGGGACGACACCGGAACCACCGACAAGCGCATCTTCGCCCTGTCGACCAACACCGGCACCGGTGTCGGCACGCTGACCGTTCGCTACATCCAAGCGCACGACCTGCCGTGATCGCCATGGACAAGAGCATTCGGGTGGGTCCGAAAAAGCCCAGCATGTCCATCAACACCAAGGTCTCTGAGGGGAAATGCGCCCCGACCGAGAACTGCAGCCCGCACAACCCCACCGGCAATCGTACGGTGTCCGGTGGTCAGGGTGTCCATGGCATGCCCTTGATGTCGGCAGCCGCCGCCAAGTGCAAATAATAAAGGGTAGGGCCTGAGGCCCACCCACCATTGCTGACGTCTTTCAGGAGGCCCCAATGCTGCCAAGCGTCCTAACGGTGACAGGTACACAGGTTTCCCGAGTGTACGTCCCCGATCACAATATCTCTCCGTTCAACGTCGCTCTTGGCATCACGGTGACCGGTGTTTCCAACTATACGGTGCAGTACACCTTCGACGACGTGTTCTCGCCGACGTACAATCCCGCAACGGGCACTTGGGTGGACCACCCAAGCCTGACCGCTCAGACCGCGTCCAAGGACAGCAATATCGCCTATCCTGTCCGTGGAATTCGGATCAAGGCGAACTCCGGTGCGGGAACAGCTGCGCTGACAATCATCCAAGCTGGCGGTGGAGGCCTGTCGTGATCTCAAATTCCATTGACACATCGAGCTCGAATTCGAGCTCCCAGCTTCTCGACCTCCTCTCGGTCGTCTCTAAGCCTGAGGTCTATGCTGCAAAGATCGCAGAGCTTGACGCGAAGACGGCTGAGTACAAGAAGATGATCGAGGCCGTTGGCCCCGTGAGCGAGATCAACGCCATGCGGGACGAGGCGAAAGCCGCTCTCGATGGTGCCAAGGCCTCGCTTGACGCTGCCAAAAAAGAAGCCGCCCTGATCCTGTCCAATGCCAAGTCGTCGGCTCAGGAAATGCATGCTGAGGTCAGGTCGAAGGCCGAAAGCATGATGCAAAAGGTGACCGACAAGGCCGCCGATGCTGAAAAGGACGCCGCGCGCGCCGCTGAAAGCCTTACGAAAGCCGACGCCATGATGGCGGAAGCCGAGAAAAAGAAGGCCAAAAACGACGCTGACAAGGCAAAATTGGACGCAGATCGATCCGATCTTGCAAAAGAGCGCCTCGAAGTTAATGATATGCGCGAGGCCATTCTTGCCAAGCACAGGGCCTTCATCGAGGAACTGTAATGTCTGGCATCATCGACTTTCGGACGGAGATCGAGGACGAAAACGGTGCCTCGATCACCGAAGCGAACCCATTTCCCGTAACTCTTAGCGGGCTTCAGGTTCTGCAGCGCATCGCGGCTCTCTTGAAGCCCCTTCAGATGATCACGGGCGGCGGCTCGAACCGTCTGTCTGTCGATGTGAACAGCGGGACATTCGTGGTTTCTTCGGGCACGATCTCCACTGCCAACACTGTCACGAGCATGACCAACGTCGCCAACATCGGCAGCATAAACGCCTTCGAACAGATGAAATCTGGGGCGAGAGTAGCCTACAACACCGGCATCAGATCGAGAGTGAACTGACAGATGGCAAATATCCTCACCCCACTGGTTGACGTTCCCTTCTTCGAACTGTGCAACCAGCTTCCGGTTCTGACGAGCGGCGTCTCGACCATGATCACGACGGAGGATGGCTCCGGTCGCTTCATCTACTACATGAACGCCTCGACCTTTTACCGGTACGATACTTGGAACGACACGTGGATGCAGCTTCCAAGCCCGTGGGTAACCCCCTCTGGCGTCATATCAATGAGCTACACCAACCGTCGCGGGTCGCATGGCCGCGTCCTGTCGGCCACCAGCACCAGCGTGACCATTGGCGCGATCAGCACCAGTATTTTTGACGGCTCCACTATGACCATAGAGCACGGCGCTGGCCGTGGCGAGAAGCGCGTCATCACTCAGACAGCAGAGACAGTCCACGACGCTGGCGTCGTCACTTCGGTTACGACCTCCATCCTCATAGACAACCTGAAAAAATGGCGTACGAACCAGTGGTCCGGGTACACGGTGGCCATTCGCTATGGCACGGACGCAACCCACTTCCGCCGCGTCTTGTACAACGATGCCACCACGCTCTACCTCTACGACGCCAACCTTCTCCCCCACGAACCGTGGAACAACTACCCCTACGTCGCGGCGGCTCCATACGCCCTCCCGGTGGCGACGGCTGGCGCACAATCTCAGTACGAGATCATGTCGCAGACGTTCTCGGTGGATACCCCTTGGGACTTGACCCCCGACCGCACCTCGTACTTCAGCACCAACACGGGTGGGATTTACGCTCTCACCTCCCAAGCCGGGGCCCCGTTCTTCAACCTGCAGTATTTCGATGTTGCCATGATGACTTGGCAACCAAAGACCTGTCCGCAGGGCCTTTTGGCTGGCGCTATTGCGGGCGACATCGCCATTGAGCGCACG